ACATGGAGTCACTAAAAACTGTACTTCCTGAAATGAGCATGCCTGGTGTTTCACCAATTATGGCTCTATCGGCTAATACCATTGCTTCTTTACATCCTGAATGGTCACGTCAAATAAAAGCCATTATTGGAGATAAAGCATTTGGCAGAGGAATCATTGACGAAATAATACCATCTTCACCATTGCGTAATTTAGTTAAAGCTGTAATTATTCGTGATGGCGATGCTTCATTCCAAAATGCAATGTTGTCATCTATTGCTTCAGCTTCATACTCTGGTCAAGTTCCTGGACCTGACTCATCACCTGCCGAAAAACAAGCATTTTTAGATCGCATTAAAAATAATGCAACAAGTATTATGCTTATTAAGGCTGTGCTTTCTGCAGTATCTCCTCTGTCTCCACAAGTTACACAAGAAGAACTTGGTCTACGCGATGAGTTCTACAAACTTGTTAAAGAAAAGGGTGATTACCCTACAGCCCTGCATGAGTTTTTAATTAAACATGGTGATGGTGCAATTTCTTATACTGTCGCACGTTCAGAAGGAACGATCAAGGGCGCTAACATGCCTTACACTGATGAAGTTGCCAACTGGTTAGAAAGCAATAATGCACTTCTTTCATCTAATCGTGCTGTAGGTGCAGCGTTTCTTATTCCACAATCCACTAACGGTGGTGGAGACAAGCAAGCAATTTATGATGAAATTATGAAATTGCATCTGCGTACTAAAAGAAACCCTCAAGAATTTTTAGATGCTATTTATAGTGCTACTGGAAACAATGCTTACTTCCAGGATAAAGCTATTCACGATGCTACTATTGCTGCTGCTGGTAAAAACAAAAAAGCCGTTGATGTTGAAAATGCTAATTGGGATGCCTACAAATCTGATTTTGCTTTGGCTAATCCAATTTGGGCTGATGATTTTCAATCACCTGAAAAACGAAATATTGCTAAAAAAGCCATAGATGATTTGCAATATTTGTTTTCCAATAACATGGTCCCAAATACAGAGCAATCTAATTTAGTTTCTGGTTTGCTTAATGACTACAAAAAACATCAAGAAACTAAAGATCAAATCAAAGGATTAAATACTAAGGTTACGTTAACCCAAGAAAATGATAACTGGGATGCGTACTTAACTCAGTTGTCACAGGATGAACCTCGCCTTACAACTATTATTAACGGCGTTTTTAGAAGGTTGGATTAAATGGGATATACACCAGTAACCATTACTACTGCTGGAAGTTCAAGTACAAACCCTTGGGCTAATAGTGAGTTTTATTTTAATGCTGGAACTTTGTCAGCAACCAACAATCCTTTTGGTGGAAATAATGTTCCCTGGGTAATGGATCCTGAAACTCGTAAAGAAACATACCGTGGTTACTCTGACAAAGCAGCTTACGACAAGGCTTATGCTGATGCTGTAAAAAACTTTGGTATTGCTAATGTTACTAACCAAACTGGTAAATCTACAAGTCAAACTTCTAAAAGCATTAAACAATTTAGTTTACAACAAATACAAGGTTTAGCCACTTCTGCTTTTCAAGCAGCTATTGGTCGTGCTGCAACTAATGAAGAACTTGCAACTTTCTTAAAACACCTTAATAGTGAAGAAAAAAAGAATCCTACTATTACAAAAACCACAACAAGTTCTGGTAAAAATAATTCTACTTCTACATCTGTTTCTAGTGGTGGTGTTGATGAATCACAATTTGCTACTACCGAATCACAGATGCACCCAGAATTTGCTAACTACCAAAAAGCAACAACTTACTTTGATGCCATGACAAGTGCTCTTCGTGGCCCTACAGGAGGTGGGTTCTAATGGCTGGTGAATACGCAGAAAGCTTACGCCCTACAACACCAACACCAGTTCCTACTCCAAAACCAAAACCAAAATCAAAAGTTACTCCAAAAACAAATGTTGTAACACCACAAACTGTTTCAAAACCAATAGATTTTGCTGCGGCATATGGAGTACAAGCTGCGCTTGTAAATAGTGATCCAGGTCTTAAAACTCTTTTTGATAAAGCTGTTGCAGAAAAATGGACACCACAAAGATTTTCTACAGAATTTCAAAATAGTAGTTGGTACCAAGGACATGCACAATCTTGGCGTGAAGCAGAAACTGCACGATTAACTGATCCTAAAACTTGGGATCAATCAATTAAAGATTTGTCTGCACAAATTAAACAAACTGCTACCTCTATGGGCATCTCTTTAACAGACCAACAAATTACAGATTTAGCCAATCAAACTTCTTTTTCCTCATGGGGTAAGGGTATTGATACTGGTCTACTTCGCACCCATATTGTTGATACTGGTCGCATTTCAGGCACTGGTGGAGAAGCATCACAGACTATTGATAAATTAAAAAATTATGCTTACAACATGGGTGTGTCTTACAATGATGATTGGTATAACACTCAAGCACAAAATGTTCTTTCTGGTAAAGCAACTTTAGAAGAAAGCAACAATGCCATTAAAGATATTGCTAAATCTAAGTATGGCGCTTTTGCTGACCAGATTGATGCTGGAGCCACAGTCCAACAAATTGCTTCTCCATATATGAATAGCATGGCTAACATACTTGAATTAAATTCAGCAGATATTAAACTTGATGACCCTAACATTAACAAGGCTTTGACTAATTTGACTCAAGACTCCAAGCCAGCATTGCAACCTCTGTGGCAATTTGAAACTGAATTACGTAAAGATCCACGTTGGGCAAAAACTAAAAATGCTCGCGATGCAATAGACTCTACCGCGCGTTCAGTTCTTTCTACATTTGGGTTGGTTAGCTAATGGCAAAATCAGTAATTGATACCAATACTACAATTATCAATGGGCGTAATGTCCAAGTTGTAACTTATGATGATGGTGAAGTTGTACAAAATGATTTAGGACCAGCAGGAAATCAAGATGATGCTATTGCTAATCTTTCTAAAACATTTGAAAATTATGGCATTAGTTCTTTAGCTTCTGTTATTGCTGGTTTTGTACAACAAGGTTACAGTTCTGACACCATTGCTTTAATGCTACAAGATACTTCAGAATACAAACAGCGTTTTGCTGGAAATGAAGCTCGTCGCAAGGTAGGTCTTCCAGTTCTTAGCCCTGGAGAATACTTGGCAACTGAGCGTTCTTATAGGGCCATTCTTGAATCTTCAGGTTTGCCCAAAGGATTTTATGATAGCCAAGATGACTTTCAAAAATTTATTGAAAATGATACTTCACCTACAGTTTTGAAGCAACGTGTTGATGCTGCTTCTGGTGCGATTAAAAACGCTGACCCTTACTACACCCAAGCACTACAAGACATGTACGGATTATCTACTGGTGACATGATTGCTCATGCTTTAGATCCAGATAAAGCTTTACCTCTTATTGAAAAGCAAGCCAAGGCTGTTGAGTTTGGTGCAGCGGCTGCTCGTCAAGGTTTGTCATACAGCCAGGGTAGTTCTGAAGCACTGGCACAACAATCTATTGCTGGAGTTGGCAGTGGTGTTGGTGCAGAGCAAGGCTTCAGTTCTATTGCTTCTATACTTCCTACAGCACAGCAGCTTGGTCAAATTTATGGTGACAATTACGACCAAGCAACTGCAGAACAAGATGTGTTTGGTGGTCTTGCTTCCGCAAAACGTAAACGTCAAAAACTTGGTGAAATGGAAACCTCAACTTTTAGTGGACAGTCTGGTCTTTCTGCTGGCTCATTAAAAAAGAGTTCAGAAGGTTCCTTCTAACAAACTCCATACGGATCGATCGGCCCTCGTATGCGTAATAAAGACCGATAGTGAAAGCCAATGTAAATTCCCCTGTTTGCATTGTGGTTCGCGACTAACCTAACAAGAAAGGGAGTGGCTGCTATGGCCAACCAATACGAAGAATACGAAGATGATGATGACTTCGATACCGAAGAAGCCAACGGTCCTGCTAACTTACGCAAGGCACTTAAACGTGCTGAACGTGAAGCTAGCAAACTAAAAGATGAACTGGCATCATTAAGATCAGAAAGTCGCACCCGAACCGTTAAAGACGTGTTGGAAACCAAGGGTGTTAATCCAAAGATTGCTGCGTTCATCCCAGCAGATGCGGATACACCCGAAAAGGTTGCTCTATGGCTTGACGAATACTCAGATGTTTTTGGGTACAAGACCAACGAGCAATCAGACGACATTGTGGCTCCAGATTCGGCTCGCCGTATTCAGGAATCCACTTCTACTGCTACAACTTCAGGTCGCGATGAGGACTTAGGTGCTCGTCTCGCTGCAACTAATAGCAAGGAAGAGCTGGATCAACTGATCTTTGGCATGTCCACAGGTCGTTAACAGCAACTACAACAAACCCTAATCCCCAAGGAGGGGAAATATATGGCTAACGCATATACAGATACTAGCACTGGCTCGCTTGGTACCAACCTGGTCCAAGCCGCCTATGACCGCTATGTAGAGTTTGCGCTTCGTGCGATCCCATTGATCCGCGACGTAGCAGACAAGCGCCCAGCGCAGCAGGCAATGCCAGGTTCCTCAGTCGTGTTCCAGCTTTACAGCGACATGGCTAAGGCTACCACAGCTTTGACTGAAACCACAGATCCAGATGCAGTTGCTCTTGGCAACACCACATCTGTATCCGTAACACTGAACGAATACGGCAACGCAGCCCTTGCAACTCGCAAGTTGGAACTGTTCTCGCTGTCCGATGTTGATCCAGCTATTGCTAACATCATCGCGTTCAACATGGCTGATTCCCTAGATGAACTAGCTCTTACCGAACTACGCGGTGGAACTAACGTAATCTTCTCAGCTAACTCAACTGGCACTGTACCAACAGGTACTACTGGTGTTGGTTCTACAAACACCCTTAAGTCAGCCGATGTACGTAAGGCAGTAGCCAAGCTTCGTGCTGGCAAGGCTGTCCCACGTATGGGCGAACTATACTGGGTTGGTATCCACCCTGAAGTTTCACACGATCTTCGTGCTGAGACTGGTGCAGGTGGATGGCGTGAAGCTCACGTCTACAACGAATCTGGTGCAGGTAACCTGTGGCCAGGAAGCATTGGTACCTACGAAGGTGCAATGTTTGTTGAATCACCACGTCTATACAACGCAACTGATGGCGCTTCAAGCACTCGCGTGTTCCGCACCATCGCTTGTGGTCAGCAAGCACTTGCTGAGGCTGTAGCAGAAGAGCCACATGTAATCATTGGCCCAGTTGTTGACAAGCTAATGCGCTTCCGTCCAATCGGATGGTACGGCGTACTTGGTTGGAAGCGTTACCGTGAAGCTGCGCTTTACCGTATCGAATCCACATCAAGCATCAACGCTTCCTAATTTAGGCAAGCATAGTGTGGTCCCCGTCATATAACGGGCGGGGACTGCACTACCCCTATAACTTTTGAAAGGACAGCAGTGACTTACTACTTCATTCCACCTACAGTTGAAGAGGGTCCTGCTGGAACTTCACGTTTGTTTTGGCGTTACCGCATTGCCAGAGCAGATACCGTATTACTTAATAGTGATGGATCTTACTCACACTACCGTTCCCCTGGTGTTGAAGAACTTGAAGCTGCAGTGCGCTTCTATCAAGGTGGACACAAATATGAAATTACAGAAGCAGAACGTACCAGCCTAATTGCAGGCGGCTACGGTCCTAACATTACGGAGGCATAGTGCAACCTGGGCGTTTCAACTTTCGCGTTTATCAGGGCGACACCTTTAACACTGCTCCTGCTTGGAAGATCAATGGCACTTACGTTAATGTAACTGGCTACACTGCAAAGATGCAAGTTCGCCAAGATGTTAATTCCGCTTCCGTAATTGTAGAACTTTCTACTGCCAATGGTCGCATTGTTACTGGTGGTTCTGATGGTAAGTTTACTATGACCCTTACCCCTGCCGTAACTTCAGCTTTACCTCCAGGCAACTACGTATACGATTTTGAAATAACTTCACCTAGCAGTGTTGTAACTAAACTTTTAGTTGGTGGCTTTACTGTGATTGCTGAGGTAACCCAGTAATGGCTATTGATACCTACTCAATGGATGATGGCACTTCAGTTGTTGAGATCCCTGTTGAACGTACCACTATGGACGTTAACTACCTAGAGACCGTAACCATTGAACTTGGTGTCATTGGCCCTCAGGGAACTCAAGGATTTACAGGTCCTACTGGTCCACAAGGCAACAGCATTACGGGTGCCACTGGTGCCACAGGTTCACAGGGTATAACAGGTCCTACTGGACCTACAGGTAATACAGGAAGTACAGGTCCTACTGGACCAACAGGCGCAACTGGGGCAGGTTATACCGCAACTTCTAGTACAACTGTAACTATTGGAACTGGCATAAAATCGTTCATAATTACTTCTGGCAGTGCGTTTAGCACAGGTACAAGAGTTAGGGCTGCTTATACTTTCTTTCCAGAAAATTACATGGAAGGTATTGTTGCAGTAAGCGGTACCGCAATGAGCATGGATGTTGATGCTGTGGGAGGTTCTGGTACCTTTTCTAGTTGGAGTTTTAATGTTGCTGGAAATGTAGGAGCTACAGGACCTACGGGAGCTACGGGATCCACTGGATCAACTGGTTCAACAGGAACTACAGGTAGTACAGGACCAACAGCTCTTGCAGTACAGACTGGAACTCCATCAACTACAGATGTGTTATGGCTTGACACTGATGACCCATCAGCAACAATGCTTCCTGTTGGTGGAACAACTAATCAAGTGTTAGCCAAAATAGATGGAACTGATTACAACACACAATGGGTAAATCCCACTACCCCTAAATATCCACCATTTGTTTCTGGTGCATTTTATAGACCTGATTTAACTTTAACCACTGTAACCAATGTAGTTGCTAACACCACTTATTACTCACCACTCTATGTAAATTCAACTACTGCATTTGATAGAATTGGTTGCACACCTATATCTGCAGGAACTGCTTCTGTTAGACTTGGAATCTATAGTGATACTAATGGTGCGCCAGATGCTTTAGTTGTAGATGCTGGAACTGTAACTGTAAATTCAACTCTTACTGCTTTTCTAATTACAATTAACCAAACTTTAATTCCTGGTTGGTATTGGCTTGCATTTAATATGCAATCTGGTTCGGCTAATTTTTATGCTTTAAGAACTGATCTTCTTGGGTCACAAAAATTAATGTCAAATACCACACTTTCACTTAGTTCTTGTTTTACTCAATCCTCAGTAACTGGTGCATTTCCTTCAACTGCTACGCCAGTTGCTACTGGAAGTGCAAATCACCCGTTTTCATACGTAAGGGCTACCTAATGGCAAAACAAATTACTTACGGTTTAGGTGGCTATGACCCAAGCAAACCAGATAACAACATTGTAGAAATTCTTGAACTACCTGATGAGGTTATAGACAATGGCTAATCTAAAGTATTGGGATTCGGCTAGTTCATCTTGGAAACTTGCAGCAGTTGGAGGCATAGGTCCTACTGGATCTACTGGACCTACGGGAGCAGCTTCAACTGTAACTGGACCCACAGGTCCAACAGGTTCAACTGGTTCTACAGGCCCTACTGGGCCCACTGGGGCAGCCTCTACAATAGCTGGTCCAACAGGTTCAACAGGATCTACAGGTGCAACTGGAGTTACGGGTTCTACAGGCGTTACTGGACCCACGGGTCCGACAGGCGCAACAGGTTCTACGGGTGCAACTGGAGCCACAGGTAGCACAGGTGCTACTGGACCAACTGGTGTTACTGGTCCTACGGGATCAACTGGTTCTACTGGTGCTGGCGGTGCGCTTGGTTACTATGGTTCTTTTTATGACACTACAACTCAGACTGCTACAGCAATAAATACTGCTTATTCTATGACACTTAACAATACCGCTGAAAATAACGGAGTGTCTATTGTATCTAATAGTCGAATCACTTTTACTTACGCTGGTACATATAATGTGCAATTTTCTGCTCAATTAGATAGAACTAATTCTGGTTCAGATACTGTTGAAATTTGGCTTCGTAAAAATGGTGTTGATGTTGCAAACTCAGGTGGCTCAGTTGCCATGGATGGTGGCGCGGCTGCTTCACGTAGGGTACCTTCTTGGAACTATGTCCTTACCGTTGCCGCTGGTGATTATCTTGAACTTATGTGGCTTACTACTGATACTCATGTTCGTTTACTTTCTCAATCCGCTTCAACAAGTCCAGCCTATCCTGAAATTCCATCAGTAATTTTTACTGCACAACAAGTTATGTACACTCAGCTTGGGCCAACTGGACCAACTGGTTCCACAGGAGTAACTGGTCCTACTGGTGCATCTGTAACGGGTCCAACAGGTGCAACAGGAGCAACGGGTGCAACTGGTTCAACTCCTACCAGTTACGTTGCATCCATTGGTGGCTCAACTGGTGCGCTAAGTGCTACTGGTACTGGAAACATTGTTCGTGCTACAAGTCCAACACTAACTACAAGTGTTCTTGGCGGTGCAGGATTTTCCGCATTTACTACTACCGATGGTTTAAATCTTGGAAATCAATCTAATTATGTATATCCACAAACGGGTGGAACTAATAACATACTAAGTGGTGGCTCAAGTTATGCTACTGTTTCTGGTGAAATAGCCGTAGAGGATAACTATTCAGTTAGAGATCTTGAGGCTGTTGATAGTGGTACTTCAGTAAGACATGTAATAAACATAGGTACTGGTAATGTTAATAATAACCTTGGAACTTATTACAAACTAATAAGAATTGGTACTCCTAATTCAGACCCACGTTCACAAACTGTTTTATTTGGATATGTAACTTTACCCACAGAAACTTCAATTGGTTCTGTAAATAAAAATGAAATTAGTTATCTAAGTGGAGTAACTTCTTCAATACAAACTCAGTTTGGTAATAAAGCAAACACATTAAACCCATCACTAACTGGTACACCATTATCAACAACGGCTGCAAGAGCAACCAACACTACCCAAATTGCTACTACTGCTTATGTCCAAGCAAACTCTGACAGACTTGTTGCAAAATTAACTGCCGCCACAGCCGCTATTGCTAATACTGAAACTCGCATTGTTGGATTCACTGCTGCCGCGAACAGTATTGTCGCTGGCGATACATTCAGATTCACTGGTTATGCAACTCGTGCTGGCGCAAACGTAGGAACTGCAACTTTCAGAATTCGTATTGGTACAACAACATTAACTGGAAACCAACCATTCTCTACAACAACAGCATCTCTTACCACAGGCGTTTACAAGTTTGAAGCATTAGTAACTGTTCGCACCGCTGGCGCATCGGGAACTGTTGGCGGAGTTGGAAAGATTGACGTAACAACAACTGCTGGCGGTAACTCATTTACTACGGCAGTAGCAGTTGATACAACTGTTGCCAATCAAGTTGAAGCAACAATCATTTCTGGTGTTGCTGGTAACACTTACACATTTGAATACGCAACCCTAGAAAAGTTGGCTAACTAATGGCTTGTAGAACAGGATGCCCCACCCAAGACTGTGAGTCTTATGCAGATTGCTGTAAGGGTGTAGCTATTAACAAATCGTCATTACGCCCATAGTGTGATAGGATTGCAGTGTGAAAATTGCAGTTTATACCATAGCCCTAAATGAAGCAAAACACGTAGCTCAATGGGCAGAAGCAACTAAAGGTGCAGACTACAGGTTAGTTTGCGACACAGGATCAACAGACAATACCGTTGAACTACTTAAGAAACACAAGATTGACACTTACAAAATCAGTGTTAAACCTTGGCGCTTTGATACCGCACGGAATACAGCACTAAATCTAGTGCCAGATGATGTTGATGTTTGTTTAATTCTGGACATGGATGAAGTTCCAGAGCCAGACTTCTTTGATAAGGTGCGTGAACAATGGATTTCGACAGCGAATCGTGGATGGATTGGGCTGAATACTGGCAATACCTGGGCAGCCGACAGGCTACATTCGCGCCAGGGATTCGTATGGAAATACGCTTGCCATGAAGTAGCAGTGCCCAGCATGGGCACTGAGGTTGAATACTGCTTCATACAGGCAACTATAGACCATAGGCCAGATAACACAAAATCACGTGGGCAATACCTTGGCATGTTGGAAGAGTGCGTTAAAGAAATGCCAGATGACATGCGTATGCGCGTGTATCTAATACGAGAATATTACTTTGCACAAAAATGGCAGGAACTTATAGATGAAGGACAACGACTATTCGCTCACGACAGAGTGGGTAACTGCTGGTCTAGTGAGCTTGCCGCTGCTTATCGCGGTGTTGGCGATGCTTACGACAAGTTAGGTAATCAAGACCTAGCAAAAGAAATGTACGAAAAGGGAATGGCTACCTCTCCAGATGAGATGGAAGCGGTGTTTCCCCTAGCGTATTGGAATTATGTTAATCAAAACTGGCAAGAATGTTTTGATCTAGCTAATAAAGTAAATGAACTCAAGCCTGGTGGACATTACCTTGTAGATGAATCTATCTATAAATGGCGAGCATACGACCTTCTGGCTATCTCGTCTTGGAACCTAGGTAAAAAAGGTTCGGCTAAAAAATGGGGACGACTAGCCGTAGAGGGAAACCCTACAGATAAACGACTCATTGATAATTACGATTTCATGCTGAAGGGACAAACTAATGGCATGTAGAACAGGTTGTCGCACACAAGACCACGCCACATGGGGTGATTGCTTACGTGCTTCCAACATTCAAATGAACGCTGGTGATGCTGCCAGTGGCAAAGCAATGTCTAATGCTAAATGGAATGGCGAACTTGATGCTTACGCTAATGCCAGGGCACAAGGCATACAGCCTGCAGGTACTCGAATGGGTCAAATCATTGAGGCTGAAAAGGCTAGTGAAACTTTGGGTAGGGCCTACGACGCAGGCACTATGCCAGCGGCTAAGACAATAGATAAAGCAACAGCAAACACAATGAAAGAAGTTGGTCTGTAATGGCTAATACTCCCGATCCTCGTTTAAAGAACGCTGGTGTCTCTGGCTACAACAAGCCAAAGCGTACACCAAATCACCCAACTAAGTCACATGTAGTTGTGGCTAAAGAAGGCACACAAGTTAAGACCATTCGCTTTGGTCAGCAAGGTGTCTCTGGTTCTCCCGATGGTACAAAACGCAATGAAGCGTTTAAAGCACGTCACGCAAAGAACATTGCTAAGGGCAAAATGTCTGCAGCGTACTGGGCAAATAAGGAGAAATGGTGAAGAAAGAAGTATGGGATAAACCAAACCCCAAGGCAAAATCTAAACCTCTAACATCAAGTCAAAAGTCTAGCGCCAAGGCTAAAGCCAAGGCTACTGGAAGACCATACCCAAACCTGGTGGACAACATGAACGCCGCTAAAAAGAAAGGCAAGTAAATGGCTGGTAAATATACTAAAGCTGCTGATAAAAAGCAAGATGTAAAAGTCACAAAGGGCTTAAGTTCTGCACAAAAAGCAAAGTTTGTTAAGGCTGACAAGGCTATGGACAAAAAAGCTTTGACTGCAAAGCAGGACATGAAGGCTGACAAAGCCGTTGTCAAAAAGATTACAAAGAAGGGTAAGTAACATGTGCGTTGAATGTGGATGCAACAAGACTCAGATTGGCAAGATCAACGACAAACTAACTGGAAAGCCTGACAAGCCAGGTGGCGGTTACGAAGGCGTTGGAGGTAGCAAGTAATGGCTGTCGCAAAAAAGGGCATGGGCTTTAAGGCCGCCCAGAAATCTATTGCTAAGAAGCAAGGCATACCTATGAAAAATGCTGGTGCTATCTTGGCCGCAGGAGCTCGCAATGCTAGCCCTGCTGCTGTTAAGAAAAACCCAAATCTAAAGAAAGTAAAGGGCAAGTAACATGGCTGCTGGTGACGGACGTACATTGCAATACCACTTAAATCGTTTGGCTGGAACATTAAACTCTAATGATGTCCCACGTTATGCTTCTCAAGGTGCTGCAAATATTTGGGCTGGCACCAGCAGCTTGGCTCTTCAAGGTGCTTTGAATAAAAAGGCTGGTACATCTGGTCTTGCTATTCAAGGCGCATTAAACAAAATTGCTGGGACTACTGGTCTTGGTGAGAATGAAGCTGCAGCAAGGATAGTCGCATGAATTTTGCAGACATGGTTGATGAAGTACTTATCAATGTCGCTGGTTACACTCAACGCCAGGACCAAGCAACATACTTAACAGCTGCTATAAATGAGTCAGCGCTTACATTTACCGTACAAGATGGCAATGTGCTTTCACGCGGTCTTGTAGAAATTGATGATGAACTTGTATGGGTTGACCGCTTTGACCGAGCAAATAACATTGCTTACATTGCTCCATCTGGTCGTGGTTTCCGTAACTCGACGGTAGCACCACACGCAGTTGGTGCACGTGTTGTAATTTCTCCAGCATACCCAAGAGTAGTAGTAGCCAAAGCTATTAACAACGCTATTGATGGTGTATACCCTAGCTTGTTTGGAACTTTCTATACAACATTCCCATTTGTGGCTACACGTTCTACTTACCAGATGCCTTCAGATGCAGTAAACATTATGCAAGCTTCATGGCAAACTGTTGGTCCTACAAAAGAATGGTTGCCTATTCGCCGTTGGCGCATGGACAATACTGCAAACCCACAGGCATTTAATACAGGTAAATCATTGTCCATCTATGATGGCATTGTTCCTGGTCGCACTGTTCACGTAGTTTATTCTAAGCGCCCAAGTCAATTAGTATTACCTTCAGATGACTTTACTTTATCGGGCCTACCTGATTCTGCTCAAGAAGTTATTATTCTTGGTGCTTCATACCGTGTGGCAGCTTATTTAGATGCAGCCAGAGTTACAGGTATGTCCGTAGAAGCCGATGCACTTGACCAATCAAATCCATCAGGTGCTGGTGCACAAGTATCCCGTTACCTCTTTGCTCAATACAAAGATCGCTTGGCTATTGAAGTCAATCGCCAGTCACAATTCTTTAACATCCGCGTTCACTACACAAGATAGGTAAACCATGCCAGCAGTAAATCGTTATTATTCATCCGTTGCCGTTGATACAAAATTAAGTTCTGCAATTACAGACTCAGCTTTAACACTTACAGTTGCATCAACAACAGGCTTTCCAACTTCGTATCCATACACACTTGCCATTGGTTATGACCTTAGCAATGAAGAACTTGTAACCATTATTAGTGCTTCTGGCACAACACTTACCGTAGGTACAACCGTTGCTGGTGGTGCTAATATTGCTGGTCGTGGCGTAGATGGTACCAATGACCAAGCTCACGCCGCAGGCGAGCCTGTCAAGCATGTGGTTTCCGCCCGTGACATGACTGAATCTCAAGCACACATTGCTGCTGAAGCTGGCGCACATGGGGTTACTGGCTCTTTTGTTGGTACATCAGACACACAAACATTAACCAATAAAACTATTACTGGTGGCACTGTTAATCCAACCACGCTTCAACAAAATGGTGTACCCGCAGTAACCACAACTGATGCTCAAGAGTTAACAAATAAAACTCTTGGAAATACCAACAATATTAAAGCTGGATCAACCTTAACAAACAACGGAACTATTAGTGGTGGAACTATATCGGGTCCAACAATTAGCAACCTAACGGTTACTGGAACACTAGCACTTCCAACTGGTGCAATTACATCAACAATGATTCTTGATGACACCATTGTTAATGCTGACATAAATGCCAGTGCTGCTATTGCCGATACAAAACTTGCCACAATTTCTACTGCTGGTAAAGTTTCAAATAGTGCAACTACCGCAACAAGTGCAAACACTGCTTCCGCGATAGTTGCTAGAGATGCTTCAGGAAACTTTACTGCTGGAACTGTTACTGCCAACTTAACTGGTAACGTAACTGGAAATGTTAGTGGATCTTCAGGTAGCACGACTGGTAATGCTGCAACTGCAACTACCACAACAGGTAATGCTGCTACAGCTACCGCACTTCAAACTGCTCGCACCATCAACGGTGTTTCTTTTAATGGAACTGCAAACATTAGAACAAGTATTGGTGGACAAGATACAACTACCTCTGGTGCTAACAAAACCATAACCCATGGTCTTGGAACTACACCTAGTTCAGTTGTTGTATGTGCGCGTTCTGACAGTTACAACACAAACCCTAAAGTTCTTACAGTCGGAAACATAGGGGCAACGACTTTCACAGTGTTTGCAAATGACACTGCTGGTGGAGCAGTGGCTACACCCTTTGCTTGGATAGCAACAGCGTAATGACAGCAGTAGGTTTAACCGCATCCATCACTGGTGTTGCAATAACCAATGTTACTGGACCCCCAGCGTATCAGTCAGTAGTATTTACGGCAACCAATACATTTAATGTTGGTGCTACTGGTAACATTGTTAATGGCGTAAACATTACTGGTATTATTCCAGCTACTTTAAATGTTTCTAATGCTCAAATTGTTTCTAGCACTTCAACAACATTTACTGTATTGCTTCCTGCTGGAACAGTTTCTGGTACATACAGTAGCGGTGGAACAGCCACCACATTTTACTTTAATCCAAGTGCAACGGTAACTTCTGCAAAGAGTATTACTGAAGACCCAATTAACCCAATAGGTCGGCCACCCGAATCTACCATTCTGTACACAAATCAAAACAATTTGTATGACGTAGCAGTTGGTGGAGAACCATTCTTCTTGGCAGCTTCAGACAAGTACCCTTACCACAGAGAAACTGCGTCGTATAAACGACAACAGTTGGATCTCACCCAACAACCAGGTGAGCAAACCTTTGAAGGCTGGTGGCTACGGTCCCAGTCTTCTTGGCATTTAGGCGCAGGTATCAATTACCTTGAGCCATTACAAGGTCAAGATGTTATCTACCGATTCAACAAGTCAAACGGTGTAGATGTTTGGACTCCAGGACAAGCAACGCTTCTTAAAGATACAACTAACGTACTAACGGTATCTGGAGAAAGCCAGATTACTGGTGCTATTGATGGTAACAATGTTTCATGCGTATTTGTATCTGATAATGCAAACTTAACCCGTGTTGGACCAACAGGTGCTACGGGTGCTATAACTTACGGCGGTTCTGGATCTAACATTGTTGCCTTGACCCAAGATGGAACTAACTACTACGCAGCCAATAGCACTGGTATTTACAAAGGTTTACTGACTGGTGTAGGTACTGGAACTCTTGCCTGGAACACTGGTTCAGCCAGAGTTGCAATGGGCTGGGTTAAGCAACGTCTAGTTGCTGGCATTGGTGATACTTTGTATCAACTTATAGGAGTAACTGGTGCTACTGGTTCTCCTGGTGTACCGCCAACACTACCAACAGGAACGTACAAACATCCAAACGCAAACTGGACTTGGACTGGTATTGCTGAAGGACCAACTGCAATCTACGCATCGGGTTATGCAGGTACTACATCTGCCATTTTTAAGTTAACTATTAGTGATACTGGTGGACTACCTACTCTTTCGCAAGCCGTAACAGCAGCCGACTTCCCAGACGAAGAGCACGTAACAAGCATTGCTACATACCTTGGCAAGTACATGTTAATTGGAACTAACAAGGGTGTACGCGTTGGTATAATAGATACCGCAGGAAACATCTCTTATGGCGGTTTAACTTTTAAACAAAAAACCAATGACCACATAACTGGCTTTGCTTTTGAAGATCGCTTTGCTTACGCAACAGTTACGCAAGATATTGATGGTAATTCTGGGTTAATTCGTATTGATTTGTCTGCACCTAACAGTGATGGGCTATACCCATACGCCAATGATCTTGCCTCGTCTGCTACGGGTAACTGTAATGGCGTAGCTTTCATTGGTGAAACTGGCAGATTGGCATTTGTAGTTGAAGGTAGTGGTCTTTACTTTGAACATGCAACTCAGTTAGTAGCTCAAGGTTACATAGACACTGGTGCTATTCGTTACAACACCATGGAAAAAAAGCACTTTAAGTTGGTCAAGGTTCGCATAGCTTCGCCATTTGAAGGAACGGTTGCAATTTCAACCATTGCTAAAGATGGTGACATTGTAAGTATTATTACTGTAGGTAACTCTGGATCGGCAGATCAAGATTTTTCAACTAACATAACTACAGCTCAAGAACAATTAGCCTTTAGGTTTACCCTTGGCCGTAGTTCTATTGACACCTCAAAAGGTGGCGGAATTGTTGGCTACCAGGTTAAAGCACTACCTGCCAATAAAAGAACTCGCAGTATCTCAGTGCCACTTATGTGTTACGACTTTGAGCAAGACCGAAACAACATCATGGTTGGCTGGGATGGCCGTGCCTGGTCACGTCTATCTGCTTTAGAGACCATTGAGTCCAATGGAAATACTGTAACTATTCAAGACTTTACAAGTGGTGAACAGGTAGAAGGTTTAATTGAAAAAATAACCTTTGACCGCATCTCTCCACCTGACCGTAGGTTCCAAGGATTTGGTGGAGTTATTTACGTTACGGTGAGAACAATCTAATGACTATTCAGTACGTTGCAAGTCTTATACAAATTACATCTGTTATAGGGGGCATGTTGTTTGCGTTATGGAGGATCTGGCGAAAGCTTGACCAACACCAATCCAATAGCGCTGCTCGCTCAGATGTTATGGAAGTAAGACTTGACCGCATTGAGTTTCAGTTCGGTCCTAATGGTGGTGGCTTGCGTGAAGCAGTTAACAACATCTCTAATAACTTGCAACACATGGATGCAAAGTTAGACAAAGTAAGTAATGATCTATCTCAACTCAAAGGAGAGTTCAAAGAACATGTCAGAAACAATGAGTAAGTTTGGTATTTGGCTAGCTGATAGCCCGCTAGGTGGAATGTTTAAGACAGCGCTAGGTGCTGCACTTGTATACGTACTAGATAATCTTGCATCATTTAATTTAGACCCAATTCTTATTGTTGCCATAGGGTCTGCACTTCCTATTGCAATCAATTACGTTAACGGTATGGACACACGGTACGGCAAGGTTAAATAATGGCTTCACCTATGCAAGATAAGAAGTACAAGGTTACAACCGCCTTTGGAATTAAGGGCGATAGATGGTCCTCTGGCCGCCACGAAGGAGTGGACTATGCTGCACCAACTGGCGCAGTGGTTGTTGCACCTATTGCAGGCAAAGTAGTTAAAGTTGGCCAGTGCTGGGGACCGTCTTTCGGTAGCCACTCTGTGTTAGTTAAGGTTGCAGGTGGATACCTTCTCTTTGCCCACCTATCAGCCAATAGCGTGAAGGTTGGACAGGACCTAAAAATTGGAGATGTAATTGGTAAGGTTGGAGCAGACGGAAACGTCACAGGTCCACACTTACACATGGAACTTCAAGAGGGTCCAGGCTGGGTTAAAGGCGGAGGCTTAGATCCAGCAGCTATAATTAGCGCTAAATAAAACTCAGCAAACAGTGGGATAACATACCCATTGCTGGCGCACAGCGCCACGTATAGCGACTTTGAGGGTCACTTGGTACTTCGGTATCAGGTGGCCCTCTTTTGTCGTTCCTAAGGTGGTGAGGATGGGAATCGAACCCACGCCTTCGTCCTGATACCCAGGAGTAACTGCTCCGTAATGCAACTTCTCGTTAACTTTGTGCTGTATAGGAAGCACTGGTTTCCGCTTGAATGTATTGCGCCTTAGTAGCTGGTTAACTGCAGTCCCGCCAATACTGCTTCGCTCACCTTGGATTATTGTAGCATAAGATTTATTTTATTTATCTTTGATGCATCTAAATGCCAAGACTTACCATTGTAATCTCCACATTCTTTAATCTCAATCCCTGAAGCCCAGCCTAGAGCTTGGTACGGTGGAGACAGCCAGTTGTTTTCTTTAACTCTGCGGGTTTTGTGCTGTGGTCCACCAACAATAAGTACATAGGTAGCATCCTCAGCATCCCATTCAGATAGCCGTAGGCCCGTGGCCTTAAATGAATACCTAACCTCGTACCCTGGCACATCCTCTTGGGTTTTCCATTTGTTTACGTGCGGTTCAAAGTCATCAAGCCCACACATCCTAGCAAATGCAAGTTCAGACCCAGCGGCTATAGCATGTTGCCACATTTCCCAAATGTCACCCTCGGAATAGTTGCGATTCATCTCAGGTCTACCAAGGTAAGGGAGCTGGCGCTCATACCCAATACGGGCAACCAAGCCTTCCTCCTGCGGAGTCAGGGAATAGGAATCAAATTTAAGCACACTAAACCCTTTCACCAACCATGGCCCTGTTGGGTGGTGTAACCACCCTACCTGTTTACTCGCTGTCGCTCGTATTATACTCACACCCTCAAGGAACCTGTCAAATCACGGCGTTACCAAGCCAGTTTGCATTGTGTACTCGTTGGGTGTACGGTGTGTGGCATGGGAATAATAAAAGAAACAACGATAGGACATAGATCCTTCTCGTCATTTACATCCTGGGTCAAGTGCGGTAAGTCATGGCAACTTGAACGGGAGTTAAAGGTACCCACTGATACAGCGTGGTACTTTGTCGGAGGGTCAGCCTTCCACCTAGCAGTAGAACGCTACCTCAAGGGAGAGCTACCTGATGTTGAACATTAAACTATTATGGGAACAGGCTTTCAATGAAAGCATTGGTGCCGAACAAGAGAAGCATGGCACTAACCCAGTTGATTGGAAAGCTGGCGGTAGAACCAGCAAGGCTTGGCCTAACAAAGAGAACGGTGATTGGTGGGCTGAAAAAGGTCCAGAAATGGTTGCCAACTTCATTGACTTCTGGGAGCAGTCAGGCTGGCAGGTATGGGAAACTCCTGAAGGTATCAAGGCCATCGAACTGCAGCTCAACATTGACTACGGTGACATACGCATTAAGGCTTTTGTTGACCTGGTTGCCGTTACTCCTGATGGTGAACTTGTAGTCATTGACTTTAAGACTGGTGCTAACATGCCAACCAATGCAATGCAGTTGGCGTTGTACGCCTGCAGTATTGAGAAGCAGTTTGGCATACGCCCAAGTCAGGGTTATTATTACGATGCACGTAACGTCATGTTGTTACCAGCCGAAGGTTTTAACAACTGGACATACCCACTGTTTACTGAACTGTTTAGGCAGTTTGAGTTTGCAGTAGAGAACAAGATTTTCTTGCCAAGATTGGACAAGATGTGTAGCTATTGTTCAGTGAAAGACTTTTGCTACGCCTACGGCGGGGACTTTAAAGATGCCGTAGATCCATTAGCACTAATCGCACACCCGAAGGAAACAAATGTTTAACAACAGTAAAAAGAAAATCCAAATCTTACAAGATGAATTGTACATTGTAAGACTAGAGAACGCATCGCTTCGCTCACGCCTTGCAAGAGCAACAGCCAAAGAAGTAATCACCAAGACAACCAAGCCTAAGAAGGCAACTAACACAAAGAAAGAAGCTAAATAATGAGCGCACCAGAAAGCACTAAGTTCCAGGCTAACTTCAAGACAGCATCAGGTGCACTGTACAACGTGTACGCCAGCAGTACCGAAGAGTTCATCAGCGCACTCAATGACATGGGTGACCTGGTTGCAGTAATTACTTCCGTTGAGCAAGCCCTAGCCACAGGTCAGACCATTGCCCAGCACATCCCACTAGCACCTGCATCACAGCAAGCTGCTCCAGTGCAGGCACCAGCACCAGTACAGCAACCAGTTCGTGATGCTTCATCTGCCGCACCATCTGCACCTATGTGTCGTCACGGCGCAATGGAATGGAAGACTGGTAGCAAGAATGGTAAAGACTGGAAAGCTTGGATGTGTTCAGCACCAAAGGGTGCAACAGACAAGTGTGATCCACAGTGGGTCCGATAGTCCATGACCGTACGCAAGGGAACTAAGGTACACCCTGCGTCGTTTGAAATAGTGCTCAAGTTAAAAGATCGCTGGGGTTTTACTTACGATGACCTCAGTGATCTACTTGATGTTTCTTCATCACGGGTACAGCAGATAGTATTACACCAACGTAGGAGAGGATTAGACGATGTTGACTCTCGCTCAAGCAGCGAACAAGCAAAAGAGTGGAGCGCAACTACTTCCTGATCTGTTTCCTGCGTTGGCTAATGATGGTGTCAGGTTCCGTAGGGGACAGGTAACCATGATTGCTGGCCAACCCAACAGTGGTAAGTCATTGCTTGCCTTGTTCTATGCGGTTAAGTCAGATGTACCAACACTGTACGTTAGTGCTGATACAGATGCCTACACCACAGCGATCCGAGCTGCCGCAGTTATCACAGGTAACCAGGTAGCAAGTGTTGAAGAATCATTTAACAGTGGCAATGGGTATGAGTTTTACCAAGGCGAACTGGAATCATTGAAGAACTTACAGTTCAGCTTTGATCCATCACCTACTTTGGATGACATTGACTTGTCTATCCAGGCGTACGGTGAAGCGTTTGGCGAATACCCACACTTGATTATCATTGACAACTTGATGAACGTAGCTGCACTACACGACAATGAGTGGACTGGTATGCGTGACATAGCCAAGGCTATGCACCACGTTGCTAGACAAACAGAAGCAGCAGTATTCCTGTTGCACCATACGTCAGAGGGTGAGGGTAGACCAGAGCTACCACCATCACGCAAGTCTATTCAAGGTAAGATCAGCCAGTTACCTGAGATGATCCTTACTGTAGCAATGGACCATGACACTAACGAGTACCGCATAGCGTGTGTTAAGAATCGCTTTGCTAAGAACAGTGCAAGTGGTGCCAACTTTACGGTGTTGTATGCCGATGCTTCTCGCATGACGTTATACAATGATCGTCAAGGTGGTAGCAATGCAGAATACTGGAGGGGATTATCTTGAGTTACAAACTATACGTAACCAAAGATTGCCCAAGTTGCAAGAAGCATGGCATGTTAACTATTTGGGAACATGATTACACTAGGTATCTTAATGGTGCTGATGCTAAAGATGCTTTTCCTGATTTACTTGCACCAATACGTGAGCAGATAATTAGTGGCACTCATCCCGAGTGCTGGAATGAAATCTTTAAGGATGATAATGGCCAGTAAGCAAGCAGCAGCTAAGGCAAAAGGAGCCAATTTTGAAACGTCAGTTCTCAAGTGGTTGCGAAATAAAGGAATTACTGCGGAGCGTTTACGACTTGCAGGAAAGGCAGACGAAGGTGACATCGTTTGTTTTGTGTCAGGCTCACCTTACGTACTTGAACTCAAGGCTACTGCACGACTGGACCTACCAGCTTTTTGGCGAGAGGCTACAGTTGAGGCCGAGAACTATGCAAAGGCACGTGGTATTACCCCAGTGCCACCAGCCTACGTCATTGTTAAGCGCCGTCAAGCAAGCATTGACCAAGCATGGGTAGTACAAACCCTTGAACAATGGATAGGACAGCAATGAACACAGAACAATGGAATGAACGTGCCGACTGGGTGCAGTATGGTATCCAAAAGGGATGGGTAACGGATAGCATTTGCGCTACTCACGATGGTACTTATGATTACATGTCTGATGAAGAGCGTGAGCAATGGGATGAGGGCGGGGATCCATGCGACCTGGTGCTCAAGCTACTATGACCGACAAGCCTGACCTTGCTACGGTACTGGAGCACTACGGTGCAACAATACCTAACAAGTATGGCTACATCTCAATGCGGTGTGTACTGCATGAGGACACGCACTCAAGTGCAACAGTAAACATAGACAAGCAACGATACCATTGTTTTGTCTGCCAGTTTGATGGCGATGTATATGATGTGGTATCCAAAAAGGAAGAGATAGGTTTTAAGGATGCTGTCACAAGAGCAGAAGCTATTGCTAACGGAAACCGCAGAGAAGTACGCAGGCACACTGGATCAAGCAACGGCCTCTTACCTGCTAGGGCGAGGAATAACAAAGGAAGCCGCCGTTACGTTCCGCCTAGGTACAGTAAATGATCCTGCGCCAGGTCATGAGCATGCTGTTGGCTGTCTTAGTATTCCTTATCGTACTCCCACTGGGATTGTTGGTATCAAGTTTCGTAAAGTTGACGGAGGCACTCCTAAATATTTGTGGCCGACTGGTCAAAAGGTTGGCATGTATAACGTCATTGACCTGCATGAAAGCTCAGATGTTATTGCTATCTGCGAGGGTGAGTTGGATACCTTGGTTATGTCTGCTCTTGTGGGTGTGCCTGCTGTGGGTATTGCTGGCGTGAGCCAGTGGAAGCCACATTTTCCTAAGATGTTTGAGGGGTTTGATCGTATCGTTATTTTTGCAGACAATGACCTCAAAGAGGATGGCCGTAACCCTGGCATGGAGCTGGCCAAGCGCATTAAAGAGGACTTGGATAAGGCAGTAGTCATCTCACTACCTGAAAACAATGACGTGAACCAAGTGTACTTAGATGGTGGCGAGGAATGGTTGCGTGAGAGGGCCTTGGCATGACGATCATAGTGGGCATAGCCCATGACGGTAAGGTCTACATGGCTGGTGACCGTGGTATGTCAGACAAAGAGTTCATAGGTAGCATGGTTACACCTAAGATACACAAAGTTGGACCCATAATTATGGGTTACTCTGCATCGCAGGGTACAGGCCAGCTTGCTCACCTGATTACCTATCCCAAGCCAGTGTATGAGAACCTTGAAGCATGGCTACGCATAGATTTCTGTGATGCCATACAAAAAGCAGCAGAATTATTTAAGGTAGACATTAACTCTGAGGATAATGGTGCTGACTTCCTTGTTGGTGTAGATGGCAGGCTCTTTGAGATCAGTACCGAGGATTGGTCAGTAGCAGAATACGACATGATAGCCAATGGTTCAGGCTATGCCTATGCAATGGGGTCACTATTCAGTACCCGTGACTGGGATAGTCCCCGTAATCGCGTTAGGGAGGCTGTGAAGGCCTCTATTAGGTACTCACCCACGTGCCAAGGGCCAGTAGATACGTTGGTCTTATGATTTACACGTATTATGGTGGCCCTGCAGATGGAGCTGAGATACCTGATTGGCTATCTAATCAAGACTACCTAATTGTTGATCGTCCGATTGCCAAAGGCAAGTTTGTAAGTTACTATTATGAGAAGTGTGAAGATCATCCATGGTTTGAATACTGTGGGGAAATAGAGGAAGAAGATGAGTGACAAAGACCGACTGGGAAAGCCTTATCACGTGCCTTACCTCGATGGGTTTGGAGATTTCCCAAGTGGATACGACGAATGGGACTATCTTAGTCAAAATACCACCGACAAGAAACTAAGTATGCAACAATTTGCCAATGACATGTGGGAAGTTATTGATAACTGCGGTAACGTACTGCTATCCAAGCAAGAAGACTACGGCCCACTTAACATTGCACGTGCGCCAGGTGGCCCGCTTAACGGGCTACGTGTACGTATCTTTGACAAGATCTCTCGCATTAACAATTTGATTGACGAGAACCAAGACCCTAAGCATGAGTCACTTCGTGATTCATTCCTTGACCTAGCCAACTACGGCATCATTGCACTCATGGTGCTTGATGGCACGTGGCCCAAACTAGAGGACTAAAATGAAAGCAATAGTCTGTATCTCAGACCTGCAAGTTCCCTACCATGACAAGCGGGCTGTTGCTAACGTAGCTACATTTATCCGTGCGTTCAAGCCTGATACCGTGGTATCTGTTGGTGATGAGATGGATTTCCAGACCATTAGCCGCTGGGCACAGGGCACACCCCTAGAATACGAGCGTACCATTGCCCGTGACCGTGATACTACCGTTAGTGTGCTTGAATCTTTGCGTGTAGACCATGTGATACGTAGTAATCACACCGATCGTTTGTTTAATACCGTAATGATGCGAGCACCTGGCCTTATCTCCCTGCCTGAGCTAGAGATCGGTAATTTCCTACGCTTTCCTGAGTTAGGCATCAAATACCATAAGCGACCATACGAATTAGCACCAGGCTGGCTGTTAATGCACGGTGATGAGGGTAACATCTCTCAAAATGGTGGTACTACTGCCCTTAACCTAGCTAAAAAGACTGGTAAGAGCGTGGTATGTGGTCATACACATAGAATGGGTTTGGTACACCATACTGAATCGTTCTCTGGTGTGCCTACCCGTACCCTATGGGGCATGGAAGTGGGTAACCTAATGGATGCCAAGCAGGCCAGTTATCTAAAGGCTGGCATAAGTAACTGGCAACAAGGATTCGGTATCCTGTGGGTAGATGGTAAGACCGTAGTACCCCAGCTCATACCTATCGCACGTGATGGTTCTTTCTTTGCTGAAGGAAAAGTGTGGGGTAAGTGAAAATAGATTACTGGCTACCAGATAGCGAAGAAAGAAATCATAAACTATCAGACATACCAAGTCCAACGGACATGGCTAAAGCCATTGAACGTGTGCGTGAGTTGCACAAGCCATTTGGACCAAATAATGAATGGTGTGACCATTGCGAAATAGGTCAAAATTCTGGTTATGAATGGGCTGATTATCCCTGCCCAACAATTCAAGTATTGGATGGTAATAATAAGTGACTGATCAATGGTTAGTGGAAGCTGATGAGATAGCGGCAACAGTAGCCAGACAGATACACAATAGGTACGCAGTCTACTTTGATTCTGCAGATGTTAAGCAAGAGCTTATTATCTGGGCACTCAAGAGACCCCATAAGATTAAGGAATGGTTAGATCCTGAGCAAGAACCAGCAGACCGCAAGGGTGGCATACGCCAGTGCGCTAAGGCCATGCAGCGTGAGGCAGATAAGTATTGCCGTAGCCGTAAAGCCAAGGCCGTTGGGTATGAAACCAGGGATGAAGCGTTCTATAACATAGGCATCATCGAGGAGCTGATAGCTCACATGAATGAAGCCAATGAGCAACAGACTACCCAACAGATACGAGTCTCTGGTGGTGGTAGTGACCCCGCAACTGGTGGTAACTTCCTTATCTCACTTATTGACGTACGTGCTGCTATGGATAAGCTAGATCCTGACGATAGACTTATACTTGAGATGAGATACCAGGAGAACATGACATTAGGGCAGATAGCTACCGTGTTTGACCTATCTGATACCACCATACATAGACGGATCAACGGATCACTTAAGCGTATGGTTAAGGTACTGGGTGGCGAAAGCCCGTGGTCGTATACCGCACGGCGGGTTATGTCTAACTCCCAAGCTAATGCTATAGTATCTGATAACAACTAAATAGATTTCCGATACCAGAGGGGAAGCTGGCTATCGGATTAGGCAATGCCTCGGATCTTAATTGGTTCGGGGCATTGTTGTTTGCCAAGTGAGCTAGCCATACGGGACTGTGTGATTAGGGGCAATGCAAAAACCCCTAGCGGATAGGAGTACGCTAGGGGCTTGCAATTAGTGAGAGGATAGGGACTCTAACTAATGTTTATCATACACGGATCTTGCAGCTTTGCCAAATAGGCACGGCTACGCTCGTCATACTTAGTGAGCTTGGTCGGTATGTCTTTGATTGCTTGGTTAGACGTGGCGTACGGGCCGATAGCTTTAGCCACACTAAGCGAGGGTTCAATCTGTACTAGCACGTAGGTGTCCCGCTTGGATCGCATAATGTCAATCAACTCAATGACGGATCTTGCCAGGTCATCTACGCTGTCGTGTTCCTGCAATAGCAAATCAGATACGGCCTTAATTTCGGTTGGTCGGATCTGCAGCATTAGTCGGTGTATCTAAATACTACGGCTAGGGTGAGCATAACTACTACGTAAATTGTAATAAGTTTCATTCCTCATCATCCCAATCTGCATCATCATCATACAATTCTGCCCAACACGGATCACACATGCCGCTAATGAATCGCTCGCGTATGCCAGGATGGTACTTACTCAATACTTCCTGCGCGTACGCGCCTTGGTTGTATGCGTATAGTTTGTCGGGCGTTATCTTTATGGATGCCGTAGTGTTACAAATAGGGCAGGGGTGTGACGTTACCGTGTAATACTGCAAGTCATCAGACTTTACTGGGTTATGTAGCTGAAACATTTATTCCTCATCTCGGATTGTGCGGGTATCGTGGTCATCTTCACGGTCATAGGCTACGCCGTGATAAATACGGGCATTGCAGGTACTGCATACATCATAGCCGTCATCACTATCTATCCAGGTGTGTTCGTAGTTACTCATCAAAGCTATCCAACCACTCGATACTGTCCAGTATGTAACGGATCATAGCTTCATCAGCAACGGGGGTAGGATCATTCAATACCAAGTGCTGTAGCCCGTCTAAATAGTCCGTATCCTTGCGGATTTTACGTTTAATCTTTAGTTCTTTAATCATAACTTGACTCCATTCATCTTATTCAAGCGTTCACGTACGATACGTGCCCCACTTACTGCCATTGTTTCACCGTTAGTTAGTTTCTTACCTGTTAGCTTGGCACGTAGTGCTAGGCGTTCGCCTGCCAACATACCGCCCCAAATACCATAACGTATGTCATCATCTTGCATACCCACCTCTAGGCATTGTTCTCGGATCGGGCAAGCAGCACAAATTTCTAATGCAATACCTGCCGTAGCTATCTCATCAAGTGTGATGTGATTAGTTGTCGCGGGATACCACCAATCTGGATAGGTAGCACCAGCGCATAGCGCGTTGTCCCATAGTGACCCGTCGTGTGTCAGGTGTGCGAATAACTTTTGCGCGTCTATTGCTTGTTGCTCACGCGGTCTTAGTTTCCGTCCATTCGGTTTCCTGCTCATCTCTCACCTCCCAGTAAGGCTCGGTTTCTAATGATAGCTTTACTATTTCAGTCATACGTTCAAGCGATAGTAAGTTAAGCATGTTTAAACATCCTCCCTATTTCGTATGTTGCTTATGATTGTGTTGAAGACATCAACCAGTTGTAAGTCAATGTCATGCCACGCCTCTTCGAACTCTTCCCATTCTTCTTCCGTCAACGGTACTTCTGTATCGTTGTACTGCTCCACCAAGTCACGATCAAACCATAGGGAATACACTTCTTCCTCTGGCTTGCTGTACTTGCTTAGCATTTCAATTAACTTATCTGTTCTCATTGGTTCACCTCTTCTAGTTCGTAGTAGTCGCATTGACCATTTTTAATGTTTACTCGACCATTAGGTAGGTCTTCGGGCATTAGATCTCCGTCTTGTATCTGCCCTAACAAACCTTCGGCTTCGGTCAATGACTCTGCACTAAAGTAAACGTAACCGTATTGCTCTTCATCTAATCTAAATCGGTATTGCTTCATTGTCTTGCTCCTATCATTCATTGTGTATTCATTGTGCCCCTATGACACAATGAAAGTCTAGCGGATCTTGCTTACGTTATCTAGCACTTGGCTAGGTTTAATTGGTGCGTGTCGGCTTGGTTTAACCTGCGTATGCCGTGCCTTTAGGTGCGCGGTCATAGCTACGGATACCTGCGATAGTTTCGTGTAATTATCGGATACCCATTCACAATGGTCGCATACTATTCGGTACGGTTCATACGTTAGTATGTCGTGTTTAATGTGTAGCATTACCCCTCGCAAGTCTGACAGTATTCTTGCTCACCCTCGCAAGTACGGCAAAATGGCGTACAATCGTAGCCCCCGTCGTGTTCAGGGCAGATAGTCTTATCGTGTTTGCACATTACATAACCCCATTCTTGCGGGCGCGCTCAACTTGAGCAAGGCTATCGAGTCTGCCTTGCCAATAGTTTCTTTCCGCCGTGTCGCTTAGGCTTATCTCGTTTAGTTTCTCGAATACGTACTCAATTTCAACATTCATAAATTGGTTATTGGTATTCCATAACTTTTCTTTAGTGTTCATTACTTGCCCCTATTCTGTCGGATCTTGTATGCCTTACGCCCTAGCCAGATAGCTAAGATTATTAGGATAGTGCGGGCAGGTATTACCAACTCTATCCAATGGGTGAATAATTCCACCCCATTATTGGTTAAGTGTAAGTCTAGTGTTAGGTAGTTAGCCATAAGATTACACCCCCTTAATCTGGCGTAACTTGCGATACGCGCCTGAATAACTAGCCCAACTATGGCGAGAGCCTGCGCGTGTCCATAGATAGCCGTATTCCATTCCAATAATGTAATAAAGATTACCCTCGCGCACAATGCGCGGGTCACCCGTGTATTGGTTAAGCATAGTTACACCGCCTTAGAATCTGCGCGAAATAGGCGGATAGCCTCGCGCTTAGTGTAGTAGTAGTAAGTCTGGGATACGCGGTATCCCCCGATTATGTCGGAGATTACCCACGCGCCCGCGTGATTACGTTCGATTATCATTTGCCTACCGCCTTACGGTGATTAGCCTTAGCGCACTTACCGCACACTGTGTCCGTAAAATACCCTAACGCGTCTTCGTGTCCGCATTTTGCTTTCATTACATTAGCCCCTATCTGGCTTAAGTTTCCTAACCCTAGTGATTAGGTAGCGGGGCACGGAAAGCTTTTCGCCTGCCGTGCGCCACTATCCAATAACTAATTGTCGTCGCGTGACTTCAGTTCGCGGGCGATAGTATCAAAAGCATCACTACCCCAGCCCGCTAATAGTTGCATTATTAGCAGTCTTTCAAATTCGCTAAAGGTTTTACTTTTAGATTCCATTAGGTCAAATACCCGCCCGCATAGATCCTCGTATGATTCCCGCATAACGTCGGAAAGTTTGACTACGCCTAAGTGCTTTGAGGCGATACGGTGCGTCTCGTAAGTGTTGTAATCGTTGTCGGCTACAAGTAGGTAATCGCTAGCGAATAAATCCCGCGCGCTTTGTGTCTCTGTTTGCATTGTCTTAGTCTCCTATTTCTAAGCCCGCCTTGTCGCGGATACGGTGCAGGGTGCTAGCCCCTGCGCCATACTCTAGACAAGTTTTAGTTAGTTGCCTTTAGTAAGAATAACACGAACACGCCCGCCACCATTAACCAACACGCGCCCGCAATTAGGTTATCGCGCAAGCGATAAGCCCGTGGCATCCAATTCCATTTAGTCATACGACACACTCTCCCTCTTGGCAAACTTCGCTCAAACAATAATGACAGACAGTTTCGCAAAATTCCTCGTCGCGTACACACTCGGGAAAATCCCACGGGCAACCTTGTGAGCAAACTTCATTCATGCAAAATTCATTCTCGCATTCGTCGTGAGATTCGTACACGGTAGGCGCGCCACAATGCGCCCAAACACCTGACATGTAACGCGTCAATAATCCCTCATAGTTATGGATAAGTGTAGTCATCAGTTGCCCGCCTTGTTTGTATTGGTGGCAAGATCTAGCAGGAACTGCAAGGCATAAATGCGGTCATCTATTGACTTGGCTTGCAGTAGTTTCCGCATAACGCCGTGAACTTTATTTGTATCCAAGTTCAGGGCGGTTGCGTAGCCCGCGATTAGTTTTGATTCTCCGACTTGTTGCTTGATGTTCATTTGATTATCCCTATCAATTACGGGGCGGTGTTGCCCTATACATCTAATAGTAATGGTTGATTAATTGGTGTCAAGTACATTTCAAAATTAATTTTGTGAGGTGCATCACACTCTAAGGGGCTGGCAGTAGCCCCTCAAGTTGCGCCCCGTGTTGCCCCCCCCTGATAGTGACTGCCATTAACTACACACACCACAGGCAATAGGCAAAAACACACACCACACCACGCCACGCAACGGGCACGCCACGCCCTGCAAGTGACACGGGGGGCACGGGTGGAAAGTAGGGGGGGTGTCTGGCACAAGGCACGGCACACCAGCCAACGACCCAGGGGTTTTTAATACGCGCGTGGGTACTATTGTACTATCCACCAAAATATTTTTTCTAAAGTAGCTACCCAGATCCCTTGTGATTAAAGGGTTTATTGTCTGTTACCAAAATGTTATAAAACTTTTTTTAAAATATGCGTGGTAAAGCATACATTTCCCCCCCTTAGTATTAGTGAGGGGCTTCGCCCCTAGAAGCCCCGAACCTTCACGGTTGTTACGGTTCGTGGAGCGCAAGCGGAACGGGCCGTAACGGTTCGCAAGCTTCGCTTGCTCACCGTATAAAATTGGTTTTTTTACTACCAAAGTTTTATTCTAGGACTACTACTAACCAGGCTTTCCCTTGGGAGTAAAAGCATGGAGGCACAATGTCTAGCCCTAAGAGAAATTCGCAGCATCGTACCGTTGGTACGCTGACTGCTGACCAGGCCAAGGAAAGATTACTTTCCCTGCTCCAGGATGGCTTCTCGGTAGCAGATGCTTGTGCTGGAGTTAACAAGTCCGAGAAGACGTATTACTATTACATCCAGTCTGACCCAGAGTTTAATCGGGCAGTTAAGCTTATGCGGGCCGTACAGCAGCGTAAGGGCCATATCTCTGATGAAGACAAAGAGATTACCTTCGAGGAATTTAGATCCAAGTATTTGAACTCGGTGACCTTTGGTCACCAGCTAAATGTGGTGGACCTGATTGAGAATCGGCCTCCCCGCTGGGTACATGAATCAATGACGTACGAGGCAGGATTGCCGCAGTACGTATTAGTCAACATGCCACCTGAACACGCTAAGTCTATGACGGTTTCGATTGACTACATTACCTACCGTATTTGTACAGATCCCAACATCCGTATTAAGGTTGTTTCCAAGACACGGGAAATGGCTAAGGAGTTTTTATATGCGGTCAAGCAAAGGCTTACAAGTCCGTCTTATGCCGAGCTACAAAGGCGGTACGCGCCTGCTGATGGTTTCAAAGCTACATCGGACAAGTGGACTGCTGATGCTATTTACCTTGAGCGTGACTCAGGGGAAAAAGATCCGACGCTACAGGCTCTCGGTATTGGTGGACAGATTTACGGTGCCCGCGCAGACCTCATCATACTGGACGATACGGTTACCCTTGCTAACGCTGGTGAGTACGAAAAACAGATTAGATGGATTCAACAAGAAGTACTTACCCGTGTTGGACCGACAGGCAAAATCCTGGTTGTAGGTACCCGCGTAGATCCAGTAGATTTATACCGCGAGATTCGTAACGAAGATCGCTACCCTGACGGTGCGTCCCCCTGGACGTACCTAGCAATGCCAGCCGTTTTGGAGTTCAACGATGATCCGAATAAATGGGTCACTCTTTGGCCGCGTTCAGACCGCCCTTGGGCTAATGATCCCGTTGACCCTGACCAAGATGGCTTCTTTCCTCGGTGGGATGGAACTAGACTCCGACAACGACGAGGACTTCTAGACCCTAAAACCTGGGCAATGGTTTACCAACAGCAAGATGTACAGTCTGAATCGGTGTTCTCACCTGAATCAGTACGTGGATCTGTTAATGGTATGAGAGCTTGCGGACCGCTGATCGCGGGAGCCGCAGGTCACCCGAAAGAAACCAATGGTTTCTACACAGTATGCGGCTTAGATCCCGCCATGTCGGGTGACACGTTCGGTGTTGTGGTGTCGGCTGATAGAACGACAAAAAAACGGTATTTACTTGATGCGTCACGTATGCCCGCACCCACACCGCAACGTATTCGTGAACTTATTATGACGTGGACTGAGAAGTATAGCCCACAAGCATGGGTTATTGAAAAGAACGCCTTTCAGTTGTTCTTAACCCAGGACGAACAGATCAATCAGTTCCTAGCTTCTCGCGGTATTAGACTTATTAGCCACTACACGGGTGCTAATAAAATGGATTTGGAGTATGGCGTTGCTTCCCTTGGACCCTTGTTTGGTCAGTTGGACCAGGCAGGAAAGTACATCAAGGGATCCAGCCTTATTGAATTGCCTCGTACAGATAACGAGGGTGTTAAAGCGCTCATTGAGCAACTAATTACATGGGCACCTGGAACTAAAAACAAACAGGACGGTCCTATGGCGCTGTGGTTTGTAGAAACCCAGTTGCGCGATTATGTGAACCAGATGGGGTCACATGGTAATACTTGGGTTCGTAATCCTTTTGCTACTCCTAGAGATCTAGCAAAGCGTATGACAGTGGATCTAGAAGAGTATTCAAGATTACAGCAGCAACTAGCTGCGGGAGGTTACTAAATGGCTGACATTCAGCAAATCGCTGCGCGTGTCAAGCAACTGCGCGAAAAAGCGCGGGAACGGGACTCTCGTTGGTCTGACGTACTTGAGGTGCGTAAGGGAAATATTAACAAAGTATTCCCTGGATTATTCCCAGATGACTACCCTAAGCCTATGGTTGCTAACTTTATTGACATTGCAGCTCGAGACGTATCTGAAGTTATAGCCCCGCTTCCAGCGTTTAACTGTTCAGCAACTAACTCAGTATCAGACCGCGCGCGTCAGAAAGCTGACAAGCGCACCATGATCGCTGCAGGATACCGTGACCAGTCACGCCTGCAGGTACAGATGTTTACAGGTGCAGATCGTTATGTGACCTTTGGTTTGTTACCAATCCTTATTGAGATTGACTACGAACGCAAGACTCCAATCATTAATATTGATGATCCTATCGGATCATACCCAGATTTTGACCGCTTTGGACGTTTAGTTTCCTATACAAAGCGTTACACCAAGACTGTGGCTGACTTAGTTCGGGACTTCCCAGAGCATGAGTCCGTTATTCGTGGCCGTTACAATACCACTAATGACCTATCTCGCATGGACATGTACCGCTACCATGACAAAGATACAACTATGTTGTTCTTGCCAGAGCGTAATAACTTTGTTCTTGCAGAAACCCCTAATCCTATTGGCAAGATCATGGCTGTTATGGCTGTACGCCCAGGGCTTGATTCAAACTCAGAGTTTCGTGGACAGTTTGATGATATCTTGTGGGTCCAAGTGGCGCGTTCGCGCTTTGCTACCCTAAGCCTAGAAGCTGCACAGAAGTCTGTACAGGCACCATACGCATTGCCAGCAGATGTAAACGTAATGGAGATTGGCCCTGATGCCACTATCCGTTCAGCTTCCCCTGAGAAGATTCGTCGTGTAGACCTTAATGTTCCTCCTGGTTTGTTCCAGGAATCAGCAGCATTAGACCAAGAATTACGTGTTGGTGGGCGTTACCCAGAGGGTCGCCTTGGCAACATGTCAGGTTCTATTGTTACAGGTCGTGGCGTTGAAGCTCTTATGGGTGGATTTGATACACAGGTTAAGACTGCACAGACCGTATTTGCTCAAGCATTAACTCAGGTTATGGGACTTTGCTTTGAGGTTGACGAAAAGATATTCAAGAACGTACGTAAAACTGTACGTGGCATGGATGCAGGTTCACCATTTGAAATAGAATATACTCCTGCTAAAGACATTGCAGGTGAATACGTAGTAGATGTTACCTACGGTTTGATGGCTGGACTTAACCCTAACCAAGCTTTAGTCTTTGGATTACAGGCACGTGGAGATCAGTTGATCTCACGTGACTTCCTACGCCGTCAAATGCCATGGGAAATCAACGTAACCATGGAAGAACAAAAGATTGAAGTAGAGAAAATGCGTGACTCGCTACTCGCTGCAGTCTCTGGTCTAGCCCAATCGCTACCAGCATTGGTACAAAGTGGGCAGGACCCATCACAGTTTATTGGAAAACTAGCAGCAATTATTGACGGTCGCCTAAAGGGTGACTCTATTGAATCAATAGTTTCTCAGGTATTCGCCCCAGAGCCACCACCGTCCGCACCTGGATCGCAGCCTGCAGTCCCTGGCTCTCCAGAAGAAGCGGCCGCTGCTGCGGGCGGTGGTGTTTCTGGACTTAATCCACTGACGGGTTCACCTACGGGTGTAGCTCCTGGTCAGGTAGGGGTAGGCGGTAAGCCTCCAATTCAATATCTCCTTGCTGGTTTAACTAGTAGGGGTAAGCCGACACTAGCTTCTAGTGTCACAAGAATGATGCCAGCAGGATAAAAGGAGAAACAACTATGGCTTTCGGATCAGGTAAGAAGCCTGCGAACCAAGGTTCAGCAGGAAAAGCAAATGTACAACCAGTAAGAACAAGCGGAACACCAAATGGCGCAAAGCCAGGTGCAAGTAAGATTCTATTTTCAAACAAGCCAGCAGGAACCAAAGGCACTGGATCTACTTCAGGCCGTGGCAAAGGAGTACTTAAGTAATGGCTATGGAACGCACAAATGCAGGCGATAACAAGTTCGTCAACAACAAAGACTTTGGCATGATTGCACAGTCTGCAAACCGTGGTAGCAATACACCAACACAAGTTGGCAATGACAATGAACGTGAAGCTTACAACGCTAATCGTGATGTTACATACAGAAGAGGCCTTCCTTCAAGTGGTGGTAATGGAGCAAAGTCAACTGCTGCAGGTGCAACCGCAAGTTATGGCCCAAAAGTACCAACACCATTTAAGGGCGTTGCGGCTGAAAGTCGTGCAGCTCAGCGCAAGGGCGGCAAAGGTCGCTAAGTAAATAAACGTCCAGAACTGTGTTCTGGTCTGCAAGTAAAATCATTCGGTTTAATTAAAAAGGCGGTAGAATCATGGCAGGTAAAGGTGGGTATCAAGCCCCAGCAAACCCAGCTCCAGTTTCAGGCCCAGGCGCATTGTCGCAACGTACCGATGGTGGACCAGCAGACACACAAGCAGCACAGTACGTATCTGGTCTTCCGTATGGTGAGGGGCAGGCTTTAATGGCTACACAGCAAGCAGCGCCTATGGCGGCTTCTGGTGCAATGCCAGCGCCTGCCCCCATCGTACCTCTTAACGCACCATCCATTGGTGATGGTATTCCTGTTACGCACGGCGCAGATGCTGGCGTAGGCCCAGGTATGGCTTCTTTAGGTTTACCAAATCCAGATGTTTCTAATTATCAAAACACTAGAGATTACATTCATGCTTTAGCGCAAAATAGTAACTCTTCTCCAGCTTTGAAATTTTTAGCGCAGCGTATAAACGGAGCGTTCTAATTGACTGTAGATCCTTCGTGGGCCTATAACGAAGCGCTCAATAATAATCCACATTTGCAAAACTCTCCAGGGTTAGCAACAGATGTTCTTCGTTCCCCAAATCCTTTAACTACCGCACCTGTGCTTGTACATGGTGCTACCATGTCTTCAACACAACAAGCTGCACAAGATTATGCTGCAGAAAATCCAGTACAAAATCACTGGTGGGATGGTGTTGTGCATGGTGCGGCTACTAGCCTTGAGTCTTTAGGTAAACCACTTAAAGAAGTTCAACGTGATTACAAGTACATTCACTCTCTTTACTCTAAACATGGTATTATTTGGGGAACTTTAGGTACCCTTGCTGTTGCAGGTGGTGGAACTATAGGCGCACTTGTTGGTGGACCAATGGGTGCTGTACTTGGAGCTGAACTTGCTGCTACTGGTTTGCGTAAAATTGGTGGAAATCTTGATGAGTTCAAAGATTCTGTTGCAGATTCTGAAAATGAAAACTACAAAGTTTCGGCTGGCCGTGACTTTGCACATATGCTTCAAATTGAAAATACCGATGCAGGCATTGGTAAAATAGTTTCTGGTAGTGTTGATACTGTTTTTGATATTAGTATGGACCCATTGATGAAACTTGGAGTTTTGTCAAAAGTTGTTAAAACTGGACAGTATGTTAAAGGAAGTGGAAAATTCATTCCACTTATTTATCGTAGTGCTGGTGCACAAGCTTTCTTAGAACGCAACAGCCTTCGCATGTATAGTGCCGACCAAGTTGATGCTTTATATCAAACAGCAAAATCTGGAAACATTGCTGATAAAACTTTTGGTGCTGGTCGTCAGTATAACCGATCACTTGAAGAACTTGCTGGCATGAAATCTGGTGATGTTATTGCTAAGTATCCAGAGCTTCAAGGTCTTGCTTCTGAAATTGGTGCAGCAAAAAATGCAGATGAAGTGCATAATGTTTTCTTGCGTACTTTTTCTGAAAATGATTTAATGACTAAGTTTGCCGTATCTGGTTCACCATTTGTACCATCACGTTCTGTAGCACGTGCTGCACTATCCAGCGTTTCAAATAAATTGCGTCAACCTGGTTGGGACAAATTAGATGATGCTGCATTTGAATATCGCAATGCTGCTAATTTTATTATTCCTCGTCTTGCAAAAGATGGTGAAGGTTCTACAAAGTTTATTATGCCTGTAGCTTTTAATCCATTTAGCGGTGAAAAGTGGGCTTCAGCTTTAGCAAAAAAGACTCGCACATTTTCTGGTTACAAACCTTATGTGATTGACCAAGGAACTCTTGATCTTTCTACCACTACATTTAATCCAAATGATGTTGGTGCTTTGCAGGGAATTTACCGAGTTATGCGTTTTTCTTTGGGAGATAAGTCTGCCCGCAACATTGCTGGTGCATTTGCTGATGCTCCAGATGTAGCAACTAAAAGAAGCATTTATCTTTCTGGTTTGCATGAAATGTTTAAAGCCGCTGGACTTCCAAATGATTCTCATCTTGTATCAGATTTGTTAGAACAAATTGGCATGCACGGTGAAGGAACTGTTGGTTCTGGGGTATACGGTCATGGTCTTGCTCTTGGTGATGAAGCATCTATTGTTACCACTGCATCTGGATCTAATGCTTCTGCTCTTTACACCCATCAAGCTGGCAAATGGGCTTATCCTGATTTTGGACAAGTTAAACTTGCCATGCGTAGCATGGGACATGCTGGTAAACTTTACGGCAAGGTAGATGACTTTACTGCACGTAACTGGACTAATAGTATTTTTAAGCCTTTAGCTTTGTTAACCACTGGTTTTGGTTTACGCATTGCTGCTTCTGAACTTGTACCTTCAATGATTCGTTTTGGCGGTCTTGAAATGGCTAAGTCCAAGATTGCTGGCGCTGCCGCTAAAATGAATTACAAGTTGATCCCTGGTGAAGATCAGCATGTTTTGGCCAATGCAGCCCTTGCTTTATCTGGAAATGATTTTGATTACACCGCAGGAAAACTTCTTAGCGATGTTGCTGGCGACATTCCTGGCAAACCTATTCGTTCTACCATTGCTCGTACACTTACAAAAATTGCTGATCCAGAAGATTTTGATTTAGCGGCTCGCATTACATTTGCTACAAATGGTCACATGGCTACAGGTGCTACTTTGTCAGGCCATGGTACTGAAGCTGAGTTTACAGAACGTCAACGTCAACTAATGGACCTTACTGGTCAACGTGTTAAGCGCGCAATGACTGAAGCACCTGATGGCAAATACAGTCATTACACCGCACATGACGATCATTTTGATATTCATTGGACTTCTAATCTACAAAAAGCTTCTCAGAATAAAGCAGCTCAGTCTATTGCTACAGATGTTCGTGAAGGTTTAGATAATGGTCTTAGCCAAGATGAAGCATGGAAACTTGCTCAAGTTAAAGAAGAAGCGCGTATCCGTGGCGTACAATATGACCCTTCAAAGCCAAATAGTTTTGGTGAACAGTTAAGTCCTTCTGAAGATGTATATGCAGGAGAACGCTTAGTTCTTTCTCGCTATAAAGACCAAGCACCACAGACATTTGCTTTTCATCGTGTAGATGATTTACGCAATACTCTTACTGGTACTGATGGAACTTTTCACGACAATTTCTTAAACATGATTGCTGATCGCCAAAAGCCAATGGTTACTGATGTTGTAGGTATTGATTCAGCCGCAAAACCTAAAGCAGTTATTGGCCCAGAACTCGAACCTTACATTGGTAACAATGTTATGCAACGTATTATTCAAACTGGTTTCAAAAAAGTAATTGATCCTATTGTTGGTAATCTTTCACGTCAACCATTGTTTTTCCAGCATACAAAACAAGCAATGACTCTATACCAGCCAATGATTGATGCTGGCATGATTAGTGAAGAAACTGGTTTGCGCTTGGCTATGACCCGTGCAACTCATGCTATGCTTCCACAGATTCACAACGTAGCATTACGTACACAATTTTCTGTGTTAGCACAAAACTACTTGCCATTCTATTTTGCTCAAGAACAAGCAACCAAGCGTTACATTAAACTTGCTGCAGATAATCCCCAAGCGCTACGTGCATACCAGTTAATTGAACAAGGATTAAATGATCCTGGTTTTGTGCAAAAAGATGACCAAGGTAATCGTTACTTAATGTTCCCTGGAGTTGGTGAACTTGGTGCCGCAGCCATTTCTGGTGCTGCTGCTATTGGATTGCCAGTACAAGCTGGGCTTCCAGTTACAGTTCGTGGAAACATGGAGTCACTAAAAACTGTACTTCCTGAAATGAGCATGCCTGGTGTTTCACCAATTATGGCTCTATCGGCTAATACCATTGCTTCTTTACATCCTGAATGGTCACGTCAAATAAAAGCCA